TTTTCCGACGCACCGAACAAAGACAGAACCTGCGTTTTCAAAGGATAAAATACGGCCGGTAAAAGGACGCTCAGAATGCATGTAAGCGTCATACCGGTGCCGACGCATATGTGGATTTTATCCGTATCTCCTTTGCCTTGATGTATATTGATATATGCGGCTGAACCGTCGCCAAAATACCAGGCGACTCCTTGCGCTATAATAAAGATAGGGAATACAACGCCGGTTGCCGCGTTACCGAGCGTAGAAAGTTCGCTGTTACCGATAAAAATCTGGTCAACGATATTATAAAGTGCGCTGATCAGCAGTGACAGAACGCACGGAATACAGAATTTCAGCATTAACTTTGAGATTTTTTCTTTGCCCAGAAATTCCGTGCTTTGAGAGTAAGACATACATAGAACCTCCAACCGAATTTCCGTCTTTGTCAGAGAAAAGAGCGTCTGAAATCTGCGAAGAACAAAAAAATAAGCGTAGAATTTCCTGCTGAAATTCTACGCTTGCATTTGCTGTCCAACATCGAAAGTTTATCAAAAATTTCTATTTTTGTCAAGTATAAGCAGCCATTTTATTAAGGCGCATCCCAATGAAAAGAACCTAAGCCGAATATTCGACTTAGGTTCTTTTTGGCGCAGAAGGCGGGATACCTTAATCTACAATATATTGTAATATTTATCTATATAAACATACTATATATTGTATGATTTTTGTTTTAGTAACAAAATAGTAACATTTCAATAAAAATTTGGCTCAAATTTTATCGATTATTTCCCGTTTATCGGTCTCATACAGATGCCCGTAGGTCTTTGTAACTTGTTCAACTGTGTCGCCTATGAGATCCGCCACGACCATAATATTTGCACCGAGATGTATGCACATCGAAACAAATGAATGGCGAAGATCATGAATACGTATTGGCTTCATTTCCGCCTTTTTGCAGTAGGCTATAAAAACTCTGCGTAATGTGTTGTCCGCAATAGGTTTATCGCCTCCGAAGAAAAAAGGGGACTCTCCTTTATAAATAGCAAGTTCTTCCTTAACTGCTTTGCAAATTGGGATTTTTTGTGTTTTATCCGCTTTGGTCGAAGTGATATTATAGGACGCTTCTCCGAAATTTTTTCGGGTAAGGGATTTATCAAATATGATTGAATCCTTTTCAATATCCTCCGGTGTCAACGCGAATATTTCGCCTTTCCTTCTTCCGGTATAAAAAAGAAGGGTAAAAAAGGCGTGGTAAAGAGGATTGTCTACAGATGAAATAAAATGTCCAAACTGTTCTTTTGTCCAAAACTGCATTTTCCTTTTTGGAGAACGCTTTTTCGGTTTATCAATATTGAGAAGATTATTCGTATATCCGTATCGGCTTTCGCACCAAGAAAGGAAAGAACTGAAATGCGCTCTGACTTTATTTAAATATTTGTAGGAATAATATTCTCCTGTTCTCGGGTTTTTGGTTTTCCATAAATCGTCTTGCCAACGGTATAACTCTTCTTTCGTTAAGGTTTCGATTTTAGTGTTTTCATATCTCGGTAATATAAACGATCGTAGTATGATCTGTTTATCATATATTGAACTGTCTTTGTTTTGATTAAATAAAGATGCGATATGTTCTCGGATAAGATCTCCGACAAGCAAGTCTTGTTTGCGGGGATCTTTTTTCTTGATCGGATTATTTTTTACCAGTTCGCATTTGCTCGTGATGAAATCAGTGTACCCCTGTTTTGCAAGCGTCTTGTTGGCAAAACCCGACAACTTTTTTTGTTTCTCGATGCCGTCTAAGGTAACGATACGGAATACGACGTCGTAAACCTTTCCCCGCTTTGTCATCCGCTCTTGCAGGGTATATTTCGTTGAAGATATATAAAATTCAGCGTTCGGCATATTTACTCTTTTTCAGTATCGTTTCTTAAGTTTGTATCGAGCAATTCCTTCGTATTGGCATTGATAGGGGAAACAGCATGTTCTCCCGTAGTTATTTCATAATCGGTTCGGGCATGCTTTGCGACGCTGCCGCCACGCTTTGCGATGGCTCTGTTTTCTTCAAAAGTATTCGGTTTTTCTTTTCGGGAAAGGTTCGTTGTCGTGACTTCGGCAAGCATATTGAGAACCAACTCAATATCCGTCATATTATCGCGCAGGCTCTCTTTTTTGATGCCTTTGAACTCTTTATACTCTTGAACCGTTTTGCCGCTCCATGCCTTCGTCATGTCGTTGGTGAGAATGGCGTATTCTTTTCCCTCGTGAACGCCGCGCTCTTTCCATTCGTCTGTCAGTCCCTTGCGTACCTTGATCGTCATCATTCGCTGGGTGATCCATTCCTCGGGATAGCCTTTGGCGCGGTAATATGCGGCGCCGCGCTCGAACGCTTTTTCGGGATCGGCAATTTCGTCCAGCCGCTCGCTTCCCACCTGAGCCAGCCACATTTTAAACGGCTCGGCTTTCGGCGACGGAATGGACTGAACAAGGCGCAGGATTCCTTTGGTGCTTAGAATATCGGTTTTATAATTTTTTCCATCTAACGGAGACGTCATTTTCAGTTGGTGACAAAATGTCACCAACTCGCTTCCTTCTTCGGACAGTCGCTGTTTTAACTTATTCCAATATTTACGAGCGGCTTGGTATTCGCTGTCCGTCAAGACGGCAACAACATCGACGACTGAAAAATACCATTCTTCCTCGTCAGCGTTCCATGCGGTTCTGATTTTAGTATTATTGAATAACTGTAATTTCGTTTCCATTTAAATTACCCCTTTGATACGGTAATACTCAACCACATCTCGAAATGTGAATAAGTCAATATCCAGGCTTTCTGCGGCGTTATACTCAGTATCATTTTCTCGAAGTGCTTTTTTTAATTCTTCGGGTTTAATAAGTAATCGGCATGTCTCATAATGGGCTTTTCGTTCGGCTTTCGCTATGTTCGCTTTATACAATGGATTACAGTAATCCTGCAAGTAATACATGCGATCGCTACGGCAATGTCCTAACTCATGCGCAAGGACAACACGTTCATCTCTTTCGCCGTCGATAAGTCGGTCATTCATGAGTATGTGGTAATCTTGTCCCATTTTGATGGCGCACGCTTTTCTGTTATCAATTTTCCATGAACTCACCGTAATGCCTTTTTGTTCGGCATATTCATATAACTGAATTAAGTCCATAAGTTCTTCCCTCCCTTTCGAGGGTATTATACCATAGTATATATGTCATACGTTGTCAACATTTATAAAACTAATTCATAAAAAGTTGACATTTTGAACATTTGTTTGTATTATAATAACGAGGTGATAAAATGAAATTTAAAAATAATTTTTCCTATTTGACATTTTTGTGTTTTATAAATCTTTTCATCTCCGTAGTTTTTTCTTTAACGCTATTTTTTTTGGAAGTTTACCGTGAGTATGGTATTATTGAAACAAATTCTTCTTTATTAGGCTTTTCGTTGGCGGCCTTAGGCATTTTTGTTGCTTTACCTTTAAGACCTGAAATTAAAGAAAGATTGCATCAGTATCAGTATGATAAAATAATATCCTTCCTAATGATAGTAGGTATGATGTCATTTTTTTTAGGTATTATCATTTATCTATTCATTGATATTTTTGCAGTTAATATATTTTTCCTAATATGGGGAATACTGCAAGAGATCGTTGCTATGTATTATATTACAATGTTGTTTCTTAGAGGGCGCTGAAATCATTCAGCGCCTTTTTAATTGGTTCGAAATTTTGCAATGATATGTAGCGCATCTCAATTTTAGAACTTTTTGTAAATATTCTTTCAAGAACGTTTATATATTCTTTTCCTGTTTCAGACCAGCCGGTTATTTTTAAATGCGAGTAAGTAACATTAGCGTTATCTATGATATCTTGTAATTTCTCTGGATTTTTTTCCCTAAATGTTATTTTTGCAGATAATTTTTTGAAATAACATGAGCAATCGAAAATACGTAAAAAACTCGTTTGGTTATTGTTTAAGGTAGTATCACTTAACGTACAATCTATTTTTGAAACTTTTTTTAAGTTCTTAATCTGATCTTTAATATTTGGCGTAATGGTGGGTTTTATTAAAATAGGCAACATTTTATATTTTAATAAAAAGTATTCAGTAAAACATTGTTCAATTTTTAATCCAATATTATTAATTACGGAGAGTTTAGAAGGTTTAGATTTATCTCTATTAAATTTTATAAAGAAAAATGTAAATTTTTCGAAAATGTAATCAGATGGGTTAAGTGGTTGCTCATCTTTTTTTGTTATTATAGTAGTCATAGATTCTTTGTAATCTTCATATTTTGAAAGCCTACCAAAGCAATGGTCTTCATCTAATTCTATAATATCAAAATTGTATTTTTTACTTTTTATATGAAATATATAGCCATTATTACCTTCATTAAAGCTGTTGAAAAATATTTGATCGACTGTTTCATTTTGAGTCAAATTATACAAATCATAAAAGTAAATTGTATGATATTTTTCCATCATTTCCTCCCTAAGTAAGTTATTATTTTTTATTTTGTTTTTCCTTTACAAATTGTATATATTCCAGAATATCCTGCATGCTTTCATCAGTCAGACCATCCAATCCCTCGTAGAACGCTACGGGGATTTTTTTTAGTTCTTCTGGGACTACAGGGAATTCATTTAAGCCGAGGGCGTTTTCTATTGCATCCATAGTATCAACACGGGGATGTTCAGTGAAACCACCGAAGATGTTTTTCAGCGTAGATTCAGGTACACCACACATTTTTGAAAGTTGTTTATAAGTAATTCCATGATCTTTTAAATATTGTTTAATTTCTTTTATTTCCATTATCATTCACTCCATGCTTTTATTTGGTACTTACATAATAGAATAAAAGTTTTAATTTTTCAACTTTTTTTCCGAAAAAGGATTGACAAGTTTTAAATTTAATGCTATTATATTAACGAAAAGTTCCAAATACGGACTATATGGAGGTGAATAGATGTTTGCGAATTTATATACGGAACTAAAAAAAGCACATATTACGCAAATTCGTGTTTCCAAAGAATTAGGTATCACAGACAGATCCTTTTCAAAAAAAATACATGGGAATACAGACTTTACATGTGAAGAAATGTTTGCTATACAGCAAAAATTTTTTCCTGATAAGACATTGGAATATTTGTTTGCAAGATATTAAGGTAGGATAGTACCATGACTTATTCAGAACGAGAAGAAATTTTCAGTAAAGAATATTTATCAATCGCGGATATGCAAAAGTTACTTGGCTTATCGTACCAAGATGCCGCGAAGACGATCAGAAATATTCGGCGTAAATACGATAGGCTGAATATACAGGGCAGAATACATGTTCAGGATTACTTTGATTATTACGGCATACCTACTGAACGATATTCTGTTATAGAGGCAAAATAAAAGTTTTGGACGTGGCGGAGGATTGATATGACAGCATCAGAATACGTCGCTCACATAGCGGACACGGAGCCAATCGAGGCAGTACGGGAAGAGATGATATTGGTAGGCAATGAAAGCCCCGTAGTGAGGCTTATGGGGTATGACGAATTCGTCGGAAGGTTCTGGAAGGAAATGCCGAGGAGGTACGCATGAAAATCTATGTGAAAAACAACAGAATCGTCTGTTCTTTGGAAAACAAAAACAGCAATTTTTGGTACGGGGCAGAGTATAAGTATTTCGTTGGCGGAGTGCGATACGATACACGTTACGCGCTCGTCCGATCAATGGATTATCAATACAAGACGCTCAGAGAAGCGAGCGACGATCTGAAAACCCTGACCGACATGCTGCGGGATGCCGAAAGGCATAACATAGAGATAGATGAAGCGGTCTATGAATGGCGGAAACGGTTGCAGTCGAAAGTAAGCGAATTGCTCGTGATAGATCAGGCAGCCAAGGAAAAGGTAAAGCGCAGGGAACAATGGGAATTGAAATGTAAGCATGGCTGCGGCAGATGCCCGAACCTTTGTTACTATGTGGACGACCCGATATGCAAAGCGACCGGGAAGTCGTTGGAAACAAAGAACGAGCCTTGTTACAATGTCGATGACGGCATCTATTATATGTTTAATTTCGTCCCGTATCCCTCAGAGGATTGTCCTATGAACCCCAAGGAGGCAAGCTGTGGGTGAGCATGATTTAAAGAAGTTAAAAGAGTTAATGGAAAAAGCACGTCAGGCAGGTATCCACGGAGATTATCTCCGTCAAGATGAACTGATGAAAGAGATCGGCAAACTCATATACGGCAACGCCTATTGCGGCGGATTGCATATCAAAAACACGGATACATGGGATACGGAGGACATCGAAATATGAAGATGCAGAAGTTAATAAATATCCAGAAGGATTTAAAAGCGCCCAAGTCGCAGTACAACGCTTTCGGGAAATACAACTACCGGAACTGTGAGGACATATTGGAAGCGGTAAAGCCGTTGTGCGCTCGTGAGGGGGCTTGCCTGACACTTTCAGACGAGATAGTACAAATAGGCGAGAGATACTACATACAAGCCAAAGCGGCGTTATATGACAGCGAGACGGGCGATATCATCAATACAGTCACGGCATATGCACGAGAGAGCGAAACGAAAGCGGGCATGGACAGTTCGCAGATAACTGGCTCCGCGAGTTCTTACGCCCGCAAATACGCCCTGAACGGGTTATTCAACATCGACGATACGAAGGATGCAGACAGCGACGAAAAGGGCACACCGCCTTCGAAAACGGGCAACAGAGAGGCGAGAGGGCAAGCCTCGGGGAAACAGACGAGCGCAGGACAATCGTCCGCACAGAGTGCTGAGGAGAAACTGAAAGCGGCGATGGAGACGGAAGTCACGATCAAGAATGTAAAATATAAAATCGGCACAATGTCGCAGGAGCAGTTGCTGTTTGTTAAGAACAATGCGAAAGTCGAGAAATACCAGGAAGCGGCGGCATTGGTATTAAAATATCGTTTCCAAAAGCAAATGCAGGAACAAGGCGAGGGAGAACTACCGTTCAAAGATGATGAAACTGGTGATTAAAGCGAAACTGCCGAGCCTGAACGAATATCAGGACGCGTGCCGGGCGAACAAGTTCCGCGGCGCGAAGATGAAGGCAGACGTCGATGAAACGATCGGTTGGTTTATCCGCAGCGCGATGCAGAAAGGATTGTTGAAGCCTACGGATAAGCCTTGCCGATACAGGTTTGTCTGGCATGAGAGAACGTATCGCAGGGATCCCGATAATATCTGTTCCGCAAAGAAATTCATCTTCGATGCGTTACAGAAACAGGGAGTGATACCCAAGGACAGCCGAAGGTACGTGAAAGGCTTTACAGATGATTTTGAGGACAGCGATATTGACTTCGTAGAGGTCGAGATAGAGGAGGTGTAAAGTTGGCAAGAAAGAGAATGATCAGCCCTGAAATATGGGAATCATCGTCATTCTCGAAATTAAGTGATTTTGCAAAGCTTATATTTATCGGGCTTATCTCAAACGCAGACGACAGCGGTAAAGGAAGAGCCAATGCAGGTTTTATAAGGTCAAGGTTGTTCCCGAACGACGAGGACAGGAGAGTTACCGACATTAAAAAAGCCCTATCAGAGATAGCACTTAATATGTCCATAATTTTCTATGAAGTCAACGGCGATAACTTTTATCTCTTAGAAAACTGGTTGCGCTGGCAAAAGATAGACCGTCCGACGCCATCGAAAATTCCTGATCCCCCGCATAAAGATTTGATGGGGGAAAGGGGGAACTATACGCAAAATCACGAAATCGAGGATAATACGGCGAATATTCGACGAGGGCTCGACGAGGGCTCGTCGCTCAATAGAATAGAAAAGAATATGAATGGAATAGAAAAAGAAAGGAATGTAAATGCGCATGCGCGCGAGAATACACCCATTGAAAAGTTTTTACAACGCTGGAAGATTAATTCCAATGCGATCGGGAATTACAGCGGCGGACAACTGAGTGGGATAGACTGGGATAAGTTGTCGGCGCGGGTTGAGAAGTCCAAGGGAATATTGCAGAAGAGGAAGGATATCGGGTTCTTTATCAAGCACTATGCCGATATCTTGGACGGAGCGTATGACGATTGGGAGAAGGAAGAAACAGGGTACTCCCCGCAGGACTACGATGCCACGGGGTTGGGAGATATCGAATACGAGTAGGAGGAGAAAAGATGAAAAGACTTTGTAGGGAATGCCCTTATTTGAAATCAGCCAGATGCGGATTTATCAGCGAAAGATATTGGTGCGGATTAACGGGAGACGGCTATAACGGAAAGGCAATGGGCGTATATCCATGGAAAAGTAAACCGCATCCGAAGTGTCCGCTAAAGGAGAAAATATGACAGAACGGATATCTGACTTAGAACCGTTAGGAAGCGAAATGGGGAAATTCTGGCGGCCGAACGACAAGGCGGCATATGCGAAACAACTTGCGAAGAACCGCGAGAACGTCTTTATCGGGCAGGACGGATTAGCCCGGTGTAAGATTTGCGAAGCGCCTGTGATGTTCCTGCTGAAACAGGCGGACCGTTGGCTGACCTGTCCGTGCAAGTGCAGGAAACGTGAAGAAGAGAAGTTCGACAGGATCGCGGAATTAAAACAGTATTCGGGATTGGAAGGTATCTACCGTAAAGCAGATTTCGACAGTTACGTCGTATCGAAAGAAAACGAAGCGGTACATAGTTCCTGTCTGAATTTCGCCATACATTTCGACAGAGTGGAGAAGCAGGGCTACGGGATGTACTTGTTCGGAGAAAGCACGGACGAGAAAGAACTATTGGCGGCATGCGTCGCGAATCTTCTTCTGGACGCGGGGAAGCAGGTTTTGTTTGCAAGTTTCGAGCAGATTCTGTCGGAGGTCAAGGAAGCGTACACCAAACGGGTATCGGACCACGGTATAGTCATGAAATACATAAACGCGGAACTGTTGGTGCTGATCAATGTCGGAATGAAGAAGTATCCGAAGTCGGGGGACGCGGCAAACTTTGCGCAGGATAAACTGTATCAGATCATAGACGGAAGATACATTCGTCAAAAGCCGACGATCTTCACAAGCAATTACACGTTGGAACAACTTGTGACAGAACGGGGCATCATGCGGAACACGGTAGAGCGCATCGCCCAGATGTCCACGCGGAAGTTTGAACTGAAAGGCAAGAGTCATAGATTGGAACGGGTAGGGAGTATCCCGTTTTAGGAGGAGAAAACATGAACAAGGTATTTTTAATCGGCAACTTAACAAAAGACCCCGAATTGAAGGAAACGCAAAGCGGGATATCTGTGTGTAATTTCTGCATCGCGGTGAAACGGAGATATGCGAAGGACGGGGAACAGGAAACCGACTTCTTCAACTGCAAGGCATGGAGAGGGTTGGCGGATACCATAGCGCAGTACTGTTCGAAAGGGAAAAAAGTCGCAGTATCGGGACATATCGAAATGAGGCAGTACGAGGGCAATGACGGGGCGAAGAAGACGGCTACCGAAGTGGTTGTCGAGGAAGTAGAGTTCTTGTCACAGAAGGCGAATGACGAGCCGAAAAAGAAAGCGGCGATGGAAGCGTTCGACGATGACGGGGATATTCCGTTTTGAGGAGAATATGAAACAACAGAAAATCGAGTTATATAACGATCATTTCCAGAATTACAAAGTATACGGTATCCCCAAAGCACAGTTAGTGATAGCCGATATACCGTACAATCTGGATAACAATGCTTATGCCTCAAATCCAATGTGGTATGTTGGCGGGGATAATAAGAATGGAGAGAGCGAAAAAGCGGGCAAGGCGTTTTTCGATACCGATAAAGATTTTCGGATTGCAGAGTTTATGCACTTTTGTTCAAAGATGCTGATAAAGGAACCGAAAGAAAAAGGGAAGTCTCCGGCGATGATAGTCTTCTGTGCGTTTGAACAGTTGCAAAGCGTAATCGAATATGGGAAACAGTATGGATTTATGCACTATATTCCTCTAACGTTCATAAAAGACTATTCTGCACAGGTATTAAAAGCGAATATGAAGATCATAGGAGCAACAGAATATGGTTTGGTATTATACCGTGAAAAATTGCCTAAGTTTCATAACGAAGGAAAGATGATATTTAACTGGTTTCCATGGCAGAGGGATACAAGCGTGCCGAAGATCCATCCTACGCAAAAGCCGATCCCGTTATTAAAACGGCTAATAGAGATATTTACAGATGAAGGTGATATCGTGATAGACCCTGTAGCAGGTAGTGGAACGACGTTGCGGGCGTGTGCGGAAACAAACAGGAGCGCGTATGGATTTGAGATCAAGAAGGAATTTTATAAGGCTGCACAAGAACAAATGTTAAACGCATATCAGCTATCGTTTTTGTACGGAAACTGGGAATGAAGATTGGGCAAAACATCTCATGTATTGCGACATGGAGGGCTTTGCAATCGAGCAAGACGGAACGATTATTCTTCTTGATGAATGTGGGCAATTTGTATATTGCTCTTCCGGCAGATTTGAAGTTGTATCCGAAGCGCGGCTTGCAGAACTGAAAGGAGAGGAGAGATGAAAGCAGTATTGATATCCATTCAGCCGAAATGGTGCGAGATGATCGCAAGCGGGAAAAAGACGATAGAGGTACGGAAAACGCGCCCAAAGATTGAAACGCCGTTTAAGTGCTATATCTATTGCACGGAAGGAAAAGATACAGTGTATTACATGGCTAAAATAGGACTTTGCGAAACGAGATATGATGGCAAAGTAATCGGTGAGTTCGTGTGCGATGACATAATCGTTGACGAGCGTGGCGAAAATGCAGACGTGTTTTCCAAATATGCACAGCTTTCACTCGTCGAACAGAAAAAGTACGGAGCGAATAAGCCGCTTTTCGGCTGGCACATCTCCAAATTGAAAATCTACTACAAGCCGAAAGAGTTGGGAGAGTTTAGGAAAGAGGGCTTCATGACAGAGGAACAATGGTTATACGCTCTCTATCCTAATACTCATTGCCATTATGCGGCATGGGCAAAAAGATTCGAGATAACCCGTCCGCCGCAGTCGTGGTGCTATGTAGAAGAATTGCTATGATTATCATAGCAAATTAGAGCAAAAGTTAGAGCAAATTATGGAGGAAGAACAAAAGGATATATAAATGGAAACAATCGATGAGTTGGAATATAAAGCAGAGTTGACACACAAAGACATAGAGATATATGAGTTAAAGGAACAGATAAAAAAATTAAACAGAAGTATTGAATTTAGAGAAGCATGTATAGACGTATACAAAAATATTGTCAATAATTTATACAAACTTCTCGATATCGATATAAAAGAAAGAGAGGAAGAAAGCCTGGTTGATAAGGAGATAAAGAAATGAAAGCAGAAACATTTCAATGTCCCTGCGGTCATAAGTTGACGGGCAGGAAGATAACATTGGACAGCAAGGATATGCTTGTATGTCCGAAGTGCAAGAGAACGCATTACATAGACGCGGAGTTCGTGGATTGGAAGAAGGCGAACGATTGGAGGATTTTGAGATGAGAGAAAGTTTGTTTAGAGGAAAGCGGGCTGATAATGGCGAGTGGATTGAAGGTTTTCTTGTAAAAAAGTTTGATAAATGGTACATATATGATTTTGATTTTTTGCCATATTCATCTGAAATAACCCCCGAAACCGCAGGGCAGTACACAGGACTCACGGACAAGAACGGTAAGAAGATATTTGAGGGGGATATTATCGAGTACGATAAAGACGGCGCGAGATACGAAGTTGTATTTGCCGTAGAAGATGGCATTTCAAAGTTTTGCTCGAAAGACCTCATAGACGGTAATTTGGGATATGTAAATCAAAGCAGGGATAAGGTTATCGGCAATATCCACGACAATCCCGAACTCTTAAAGTGACGCAACACGGCGCGGCGGTTGTGAAATAAAAAACGGAGGTAACTCCCAATAATCGGTAGAGGCTCGGCATCTCCGCGCGGGTGCCGGGTATGAAAGGAGAAGTTATGAGTCTTCAAGTTAACAAAGTCATAGACCATTATGACGGAACAAATGAAAATTACATCTCGAGATGGTATCCTAAAATAAAAAATTGTGGACTATTGGTTCCCGAGACGAAAATATTCCGTGTCCCGAATGAAATACTGAGTAATATATTTGGAGAAACAGACAAGGAAATGCTTTTATTAGATCAATGGCTGCGTGAAACCGTATGGCCGTTGATGGACCGAAGAATATATTTTTTGAAGAACGGTACTTTTTCCAATAAATTCGATTTTACGTACTGCAAAACACATAAATACAATCTCTTGGCAAATTTGGTTGAAATAAATACTACGGCAGAAATGTTTGGGGCAGGAGGGATAGAAGAGTTTGCGTTAAGAGAGTTTGTAGATTTAGGGTGCGATGAACGGGAAACTGCAAAAATATATAACGGCTTGCCGCTGCATACGGAATTTAGAGTATTTTATGACTTTGATGCCAAGAAGGTATTGTACTGTGTAAATTATTGGGATCATGAGTATGTGGCAAAAAATTTATATAGCTACAATGACAAATTGGTATTTGAGTCCTATTATCCGAAAATTTTAAAAGAATATGAATTGAATAAAAACAAGGTCTGTGATTTAGTAGAAAAACATATGCAAGATGTGGAATTGTCAGGGAAATACTCCATTGATATCATGATGGATACACGGAAACAGTTTTGGCTTATTGACATGGCTTTAGCCCAAAATTCAGCGTATTGGAACTAATTAGGGGAATAATATGACGTACGAAGAAACCAAGAAGGCTCTCAATAGTTTGAGAGAGAAAAAGCGTTTGTTAAAAAAGCAAGAAGAACAGATCCGTCAGGCGAGAAACCAGATAGATTGCCTGAAAGCCACGGATTACAGCAAGATAGCGGTTCAGGGCGGGAATAAAGAGTTTATCGCAGAAGTATTCGTCGAGCATATGGAACGGCTGCAAAAGAGTTTCGAAGAAACTTTTAACGAGGTTGTGGAAATCGAGGATTACATAGCCGAACGCTTAGCCGATCTCTCCGAGATGGAACAGGCGATTATCTTTGACCGATATATGCTTGGAAAGTCATGGAAGAAAATTCAAATGGAATTCTCAGAAGAAAAACCTTATTCGGAAAGAAGACTGTATGATTTTCATAAAAGCGGGATTAAAAAGATAACTAAAAGACTGCAGTAGATTGCAGTAAATGATGTGCTATAATGGTAGCGTCAAAGAATATCAAATTCAGGCACTACCATTGACGGCGCAGAGAAAGCGTGGTATAATGATAGTGCTTTTCTTATGGGAGAAAAGCGATGTTTGAAGAGAGTAAACATCCAAGGGATAACGAAGGTAAATTCACGGATAAATTGAAGAGTGCCGTCAAGATCTATTCGGACGTACCGGATAAAGATATGGCGGGCATGGGATTGGAGAGAGGGAAAGATACATATTCATTGCCGGATGAGGTACTCCCAAAATCTTTAAGCGCCAAGTGGATTAACTATGAAATCGAGTTGCCCAATGGAAAAAAAGCCCGTTTTGCAGAAGGAAGTAAGTTACAAGACAAAGAAGTTTTTGCCGGGAAAGGATGCAAAAGAAAAATCGATGAGGAAGAGAGATTAGTAGAGCAGTACCATCAGCCGATGGGGAGTTGGATGAAGGTAAAGGCGCGGGCTGTATTGGTGGATGAAAGCGGTGAAGAACATAGTGCCGAAGTACATTGGTATGAAACCAAAGCAGGCGGGAAGGAAGAAATAAAATTTAAGAAGTGGTTAAAATGAAAGTAAAATATATTGGAGATTATTACAAAGTATCTTTGATACAAGGAAAAGTATATGAAGTCATGGAAATAGAAAGGGGATGGTATCGCATCGTTGATGAAACGGGAGAGGATTACCTCTTTCCTCCGAATGAATTTGAAATCGTAGAAAAATAAAATCATGCAAGCACCAAGCGAAAGCGAGGTGCTTTTTTCATACAAAAAATAAGGAGTGAGGCGATGTGCCGAAGAGCAGAGAGGAAAACTTAAAACCCATTCGAAGCGTGAACGAAGCGAGAAAAAAAGGGCAAAACGGCGGTAAAGCAAGCGGTGTAGCGAGACGTAAAAAGAAGGCTTTAAAAGAAGAATTCGAACTGTTACTTTCAATGCCTTTGAAAAGCGTGTCGCTGAGAGAAAACCTTCAAAAAATTGGTATCGATGCCGATGAAGATATGACGATACAGACGGCAATTGTGGCGGCGGTGGGGCAGCGAGCCAGCCAAGGGCGCGTA